AGGCTCTCCTGTTGAAAAGAAAATATATGAGATGCTACAAAACAAAATCGATACGCACACCAAGTTAGTTGATTTGTACCGAGAAGAAATTGAAGCTTGACAAAGTAAATAGATGTGCTATACTGTTAGTTCTAGTCAGTTAAGGAGGAAGTTATGGAACTAGATGAAGTTAACCTTGAGAAGCTGATGCAAGCTGATATTAACATGCGAGAAAAGATAGCAGAGTTAGAAAGTCAGATTAGTGATATCAAGCAGAAGCGTGATCAAGTTCAGTTTGCTTTACATGAGGCATGCAAGCAACTAAATGTAAGTAGTCTTAAAACAAATGTAGGTACGTTGATACGTTCAGTTAAGACCAGTTATGTTACTAATAATTGGCCTGCGTTGTATAAGTTTATGAAAGAGCATGATGTTCCTGAGTTCTTACATAAGCGACTATCAAGCACAAACATTAAAGAATTTCTAGATGCAAATCCAGGGTTATGCCCAGCAGGTTTGTCACCTATGAATGAGTATGTAGTTTCAGTCCGTAAAAACAAGGAGCGTTCAGAATGAGTACCGATTTAGATATTTTTCAACAAGGTGGTGCAGTAGCAACACGTAACCGTCGTGATGATGGTTTTACTAGTAGCATTGGCTCAACCATTACCTCACGTAGCATCAGTATTGTGAACAACAAGTTTCGTTTGATGGTGAATGGTAAAGAGATTAGCAAAACAGACCAAGGCCATATTGATGTAGTTATTGTAAACGCTGCACCTGATGTTAACCGTATGTTCTATGGAGACCAATACGACCCTAAAGCGATTAAGCGTACCCCGCCTAAATGCTGGAGCCATGATAGCCAAGTACCTGATATGAACTCACGTGAGCGCCAATCAGATAAATGCGCCACCTGCCCACAAAATATACAAGGTTCAGGTCCAGGCAAAACTAAGGCTTGCCGTTACCACCGCTACATTGCAGTAGTATTGGCTGATGATTTGAATGGTGATATATACCGCGTTAAGTTATCTGCAACGTCTGTGTTTGGTGAGGGTACAGATGCTCGACGTCCGTTCAATGCGTATCGTGATTATCTAGTTGCTAACAATGAAGGCTTGGGTTCAGTCGTATCACGCATCACAGCTGGTGAAGATACATCTAACATGGGCTTCAAAGCTATCGCTCGTTTGACCGATGAAGAGATGGACATCTGTGCTGCAAAACGTCAGACAGAAGAGGCAGTACGTGCAATTACATTGTCAGTTGCATCAGACAAGCATGATGAAGACGGCAACGAGTTTGCCCCAACAACACCAGCTCCACGTCCTGCTACACGTCAACCAATTGTGGAAGAACCTGAAGATGAGCCTATCCCTGAACCAGTTAAACGTTCAGCTGCGGAAGCTAAGCCTGCTCCAGTACCACCACCAGCACCGACTAAAGTTGATTCAGGCGATGTAAGCCTTGATGACTTGGTTGCTGATTGGACATAAGGAGTGAGCCATGAGAGGATACTCGCAAAGTATCATTGAAGCTAATCAGAACGCTAAGGAAGGGCTTGGCGTTCTATTAGGGGCAGTGCTTATAACAAAGAAATATCCAGTAAGTTTGGCAGCTAAAGAACTTGAAGTTTCACGGCAGACGGTCTATGATTGGATTTCGGGTAAAGCAATACCATTCAAATCAAAAACTGAAGTCATAGCAAAAATGATAGATCGACTAGCTTCAAATTAGAGTTTCGGGGGAAAGCGTACAATATATTGTGCTCACTTTTATTAACCGCGTGAGTACCCCATCCATTTCAACATTGTGAGAGAACAATGCAAATATCAGAATTTTTACGGCATGTTTGGCCGTCACAAGGCGTCTATTGCATCGTTGGCAAAGACCAACAAAACAACATAGCACCTAAATTTGTGCATACAATTGAGGATGCTGCTGCCGCAGCGGAACAGTTGGTTAAGGATAAGTACGATGTTTACTTTGCCTGTTCTAACTACAATAATCCAACAGAGCGTACAAAAGCCAATGCTAAAGAAGAGAAGGCATTATGGCTAGATATTGATTGTGGCTTTGATGAAAAGAAAAACAAATATAAAGACTACAAAACCAAAGACGCAGCGTTAGTTGCTTTGCGTAGATTTACAGATGAACTAGGTTTACCTGACCCAACCATTGTAGATTCAGGTCGTGGCATTCATTGCTATTGGACATTTACGGAATCAGTACCTAAAGAGGTGTGGGGCCCAGTAGCCGAAGGTTTAAAATTCGCTTGCGTTAAGCACGAATTGCATGCTGATGGCGCATGTACAGCTGACGCCGCACGTATCTTACGTGTACCTAATACAAAGAACTTTAAAGATATTAAGAACCCTCAACCAGTTACTGTATTAGTTGAAGGTCAACCTACCTCATTTGATGACTTGGCAGCAATTATCCCAGTCACGCTAGGTGGTGAACGCGTTAAGACTAGGGCTCCAATTAACGAAGCCACGAAGTCTCTCTTAGATAACAACGTATCACGCTTTAAAAAGATTATGACTCGTACTATTGCTGGTGATGGTTGTGAGCAACTTAGACACATTATCACGAAGCAGAAAGAGATTGAAGAACCCTTATGGCGTTCAGCATTATCAATCGCAGCATTCTGTGAAGACCATGATCAAGCAATCCATAAAATATCATCTCAATATCAAGGCTACTCACATTCAGCAACAGAAGCTAAAGTATCGGGTATCCCTAAGCCTCACACCTGCAAACAGTTTGAAGGATTACGTCCCGAAGGATGTGTTAAATGTAAATACAAAGGCACCATTACATCACCTATCCAGCTAGGTAAAGTTGTAGCTAAATCACGAGGTGCAGATAATATCATCCAAGCAAAGAGTGAGGAGCTGGGTGACGTTATAACCTTTCAAATCCCTGAATACCCATACCCTTACTTTAGAGGTAAGAATGGCGGTATTTATCGTTCTATGCCTGATGACGATGATGACGGCATGAAGATTTATGACTACGACTTTTATCTAGTCGACCGTCTTAATGACCCAGCGATTGGCGATTGTGCGTGGTTCAAATTACATCTACCACAAGATGGTGTGCGTGAATTTATTGCGCCAGTTGCCAGCCTGATGAGTACCGACAAAGCGCGAGACATCGTAAACAATATTGGTATCTTTGAACGTGGTAAACCATTAGAAGCAATCATTGATTATATGAGAACTGCTTTGATGGATAGACAGCGTAATAAAAAAGCTGCCCACATGCACAAACAGTTTGGTTGGAACGAAGCTAAAAACAAGATTATTATAGGCAACCGTGAGGTCACTGCGTTTGGTATCACATATGTACCTGTATCAGAAGAACTTAGCCAAGTAACCCCTACGCTTACGAAGAAAGGTTCGTATGATGAGTGGAAGAAGGCTGTATCATTCTATGAACGTCCAGGTCTTGAACTACGAGCCTTTGGTTTTTTCTGCGGCTTTGGTTCACTACTCATGCCTATGTTTGACTCTAAAGAGAAGTCAGCAGTCATTAACTTGTACAACCCTGAAGCAGGTCAAGGTAAAACATCTGTATTGCAGATGATGACAAGTATCTATGGCAACCCTGACTTAGAGTCTAAGCTAATTAACGTTTGGGGTGATACCGAGAACTCAATCATTAACCGTTTTGGCTATATGAAGAACCTGCCAGCCGCTGTAGATGAGATGACAAACGTGTCACCTGATGAACTACATCGCTTCTTGAAGTTTGTATCGTCTGGTCGTGGTAAGAACCGTTTAGGTAATGGTGCAAACAAAGAACGTGATAACAACACTGTATTTAACCTTATATGCGTGGTATCAAGTAACACTGACTTCCGTACAGTTATGTTCTCACAGAAAGCTAAAGCCAGTGGTGAGATGGCTCGTTTCATTCAGTTACGTATTGAAAAAGCACAAGAGCTATCTAAAACTGAAGTCGATGAATTGGTTAGTAAGATTTTTGATAACTATGGTCATGCTGGTGAAGAGTATGCACAGTATGTAATTCAGAACTACGATAAGGTTAAAAAAGAACTGCTAGAGATGCAAATCAAGCTAGATAACTTGATGGGCTTCAAAGGTGAAGATCGTAAGTTCTCAACTAACTTGGCTGCCGTATTCTTAGGTGCGATTATAGCTAAACGTTTAGGCATCCATAACATTGAGATACAGCCTGTACTTAAAGCTGTAGCTAAAGAGTTCAATGCGTTCCGTGATGTAATTGCAGAGAACAACTTTGATGCAATGGAGACACTAGGTAACTTCTTGGATGAAAACCTAGCACGTAATACATTGGTGATTAACAGCAAAATAGATACACGTACTGGGTTTGGTGACGCTCCAATCATCAAACCATCAAATGACCTGCGTGTTAGGTATGAACCTGATGTTAAAACGCTTTATATCCCTTGCAGTATTATCAAGACTTATTTACACTCCGTGCAAGTCGAGTACAATGATTTTGTTAAAGGTTTGAGAGATCAAAACTTATTACTAAAAGATACTGGCGAAAGTAAAGTAATGCATAAGGGACTAGAGATGAGCGGCCCAGCAGTTAGATGTCTGTGGATTGATAGCTCTAAGTTTGACGTAAACGTACAATTGGATTTACCACAAAGTGTTAACTAACGGAACCGATTATCAGATAGACTGGCCTGACTTTAAACCAGGCTCGTCTATCTTTATACCAGCGGTAGATATTGAATCGGCCATCAATGCCATCAAACGTGAAGCTACTCGACTAGAGTTTCAATACGTCCACAAAGTTGTTGTAGAAGATGGCATCAAGGGCGTTCGTGTTTGGCGACTATAGGCCGCCTTGGTAACGTAGTTGTTGTATGTATCTGTCTTTTCTATCATTAAGTTCTAATTGATAACCTAACATACTTTGACGTTGTTTTTCAACACGATCTAGTTCCGCACGTTTCTCTTCAGCAGACCATCTGTTTGTTTTATCGAGCAGCAATTTATTTTCATAGTTACGTAAGTTTGCTAACTCATCAGATATGTTCTTCATGGTTTGTTCCATCAAGACTAGTTGTCTGTTGTTACCTTGATTTAGATAAGCCTGCACTGCTTTATCATTGTTGTATTTTTGAATATTACCGTATGATTTATACGCTTCATTAACAACATCGCTTAACTCATAATAGTCCATTAGATTTCGAGCACCAAACTCTCTAGTTACAATAGAACTTACAAATGGAAATTCAAGTAATAAATCTTTTGATGTTTTCTTAGGTAGTACTTCACCACGCATATCTGCAATGATAGAGTTAGTCAGCATAGCCGTGATGCCATACATCGTACTGAAGTAGCGTTGAAGTAAGTGATCTACTTGCATAGGTGATAAACCACCTAACTCACCTATTAATCTAGCTATTTGAGGAGTTCGTTTAGGGCTTATTTGTAGCTCAGGTGCTAAACCTTGTTGACCTTGACCTACAATAGGTCGACCAGTCACTGTGTCGATATTCATATATGATTCAACCATACCACTAACAGCTGTAGGCATCCCGCCAGGGATAGCTAACGCTTTTTTAAACGCAGTGGCTAAGGCCTTTCTCATCTTAGTGCTATCTTCACTTTCATCTATGTATCGATTGTATAGCTCTTCAGGCAATATTTTAAATGTAGCCGTGAATATATCATTACGTAAAGGTATCTTATATCCATTAGGGAGTATAAAAAAGCGACCACGTTCTGATGGGTCTAACTTTTTGTATTCATCATCGTCAGACATCAATACTACATAAATCAAAGTTGCAGCAATTGCTTGGCCACCAGCATTAATTAATCTTAGCATGCCTTGTTTACGGGTAAATGGATTAATACTATCCCCTGCCATAGTAGATAAGGATATATGCAGAGCTTCTAAGTTGGCGTTAACAAATGGTGCTGTTTGACGCATAATATTAACAACTTGACCATAACCTGAACGACGGAAGTTAATGAGTTCTTCAGCAGCATTAATAGCCAAAGCTTCATCTTTAGTTTCAAGCATAAGTTGTGAATACACAGCTTGACGAATAACGTTATCTGATGCCATTGATAATGCAGTTAGTGGTGAAAGAATAGCGTCTTTAAGTTTAGAGAAAGTGCTAATCTTTTTAGCTTCTTCTTGAGCGTCTAAATCCATACGCTCGTACTCACGGCTAAAGTCATGTTTGCCCACAGTAACTGTTTGTTTTAAACGTTTACGTGCTCTACTCAAACCAAACGGTGTTAACAATACTTCTTTAGCTACTTGTAAAGGCAGCATGATAGGGAATTTAACTCCCGATGAAAACCACGCGTTAAATGCGTCTTGAGGTATCTGTATAACAGAAAACACTGGTTGCAATACAATACTTTGACGTAAGAAATTAGCGAAGGGGCTCCAGTATTTTGCTAACGCAGGAATAATTACAGGTTCTAAGCCTGTAAAACCATGCACCATAGTTTCACCATCAATACCTTGGAACTCGTAGCGTTTTAACTTACCGTCTTCCCATATGTTAACGGTATTGCCTGTTTCACTGCGTTTTTGTCTAGGTAATTCTTTAATATCATCAGGAAGCTCTTGCTTGTAAAGCTTAATTTTTTCTTGAGCTGCACGGTTTTGAATACCTTTTCTAATAGTGTATTTAACCCAACGTTCCATGTTATCAAATACATCATTGATTTCTTTGGTGCTGCCCTTCATTTTTTGAACTGTTTTAGCAGTATCGATTAACCCCTGTGCACCTTCTTTAGGGCCAGCCTTAGCTTCCAACTGTTCTACAAGGTAGAATGGTACATAGTCCATTACTTCAAGTAATACATCACGTGTATCAGCATCAATCAAACCTTGCTCAACAGCAAAATCTAATACCTTTTCACGTACATCATTCCATGTATCAAAAATCTCATTGAACTCTGGATATCGATTAAAAAACTCAAGCCCTGCATTAATCTCAGATTGAGTCATATTAACTAGCTTGTAGTGTTTTTTATATAACTTTTTAGCTTGTGCTTTTTTGCCTTGAGCTACTAACTGTACAACACGACGTTGTAATCGGATGTTAGCATTATTTAAACCTCTAGAACGTTTAGCAATAAACGCAGCACTAGCATAGGCATATAGCTTCTCTGGTTTTATACCCTTAGCTTTAGCCAATGAGTCTAAACGATCACGAATAGCTTTCATGCTTTCGTTAGATTTTGTAATGACAAACTTAAATATGTTTGCGTCATAAGCAATATCACCACGTTCTAAGAACGCATCAGCTAATGCATCAGTACGAACAGCTTGAGATACTTGTAATGTGTAGAATGCATCCGCAATGTCTTTTTGATTAACACCACGTCTGCGCATAGCATCAAATATTTTTTTGTTAATTGCTAAATCAAATGATG